GCTCTTAAAATCGCCGCCCCACTTAAGGCCGTATTTCTTAGCTAGGGCCCGGATCATCGGTACCTTTTCAGCCGGAAACGTATCAAACTTACCGAGTGGATGCTTTGTAGCGTTTAGATCAATAGCTGTACCGGATGAGTGGCAAGATAATTTATCGGTAGTACCGCGCACCATCCTAAAAGCGTAACCCCAGTCATCAAACGTACCCTCGTCGATCGGCTCGATTAGCTCGTGAAACTCTGCAGCGAAGGCGGCTAAGAGTGGGCCCACACTCTCAGCACACCTAAGCTTACGATCAGTACCTTTTACAGGATAGGACTTTATCTTTATTTCGTCTGGATCTTTAGAGGCCGGATATCCGTTATAGCTTGTAAGCATTAGCCCAGGAGTAGCGCTGCTTCATCGGCTGTTATGCCTAGGCGCTCAAGTAAAGCAGCTTTAGCGACTGCTTTTTCATTTGCCTCGGCAATTTCATCCGCTTTAATTTTTGCTATTTCTGCATCGATTTCGGCTTCGGTGGGAGCAGTGCCCTCTAAAACGTGCCACTGAATAGTTGAGTAATCTTGCTCAGTAAAAGTAAACTCGCTAGTAGGGCGTAGTTGTCTAATTGCTTTAGATAGATAAAACATTATGCACCTATTTCCATTAAAATAATTGAGCTCATAGCGTTAGAAAGTTGGCAAATAAAATCGTTAGTCGCAGGATTTGTATTTGCTTGGACTTTGTAAGTCGTAGCTGAGGTAGTCGCAGGTGAATCTAAATAACTAAAAGCTAATCTGGCAGAAAGAGCAATAGGATTAGCACCACCTACAACTAAATAACCTGAGGTTACTGTACCTGATCCGTCATTAAATATACTAGTAGAGCCTCTAAGCAACTGTGTAGCCATACCCTTATCGGCTCCCGAACGGCCCATATAATACTGCATAGAAACTATTGCTAATATTTTAGACGTTGCCGACGTAGGGGTAATTGTTGCCGTAATTGTAGTATCGGTCATTGTCGTAGTATTTATTGTAGTTGTAGTTGAGGTAGTACCTTGTACAACTTGTAATACTTTACCTCCGCCTGCAGGAGCAGCCCATTTAATACCGGTAGCCTCAGCTGAGTCAGCTGTTAAAACATATCCATTTGTTCCAACTGCTAAACGTGCCGGAGTATCTGCAGCCGTAGCCGCAATTAAATCGCCCTTGGCATCGACAATAGTATTTTGTATTGCGTTGGTATCATCCTGAGCTACCCAAGTAAAATCCATATCAGTACCGGATGCTTTTGATAACACCTGCCCGGTCGTTCCACCTTTAAGATCGACCATAGAGGCATCGATAGAATCACCTAAGGCCTCGATAGCCGTAGCCCCATCTTTTACGAGGTCAGTCGAGGTAGGTACGGGCCAGTTAAAGTTAGGCGTTACTGTTGCCATTAAGTTAAACCTCCAAAAGCATTTTGCCAGATAAGAGTAGCATTTACCCCAGTCCATACAAGGGATCCCGGGGTAACTGTTGCCCACTGTGGCGCGACCAGTGAGAAATCTGTAGGGCTTAAAGTAAGGGTTAGGTCTACATAACCCGGAGTAGCTTTAATGGCGAAACCCTCCACAAAGCCATTAAAAGAGCCATTAAACATATTAATAGGTAGATCATTAATTACTATAGGCTCACCAAAAAATACGTTTATAAGCTTATTTCGCTCGGCATCGGGTAGCTCTGAATTATCAAGCCTAAAGGTAATGCTCTGTAGCTGCTCTCGAGGTATAGCTCGGAGTCCAAGCTCTCGATCCATTAAATCCTCTACATCGGTGAGGTTATGGAGGTTAGTAGTAACGGTAAGCTGATAGCGGCCATAGTTAGCTATCGAGTCTGTATCTAGCGCCGTAGCTTGGCTAGAATAGTTATTACCGTAATTAAATACTAATGAGTTACGTATCTTGCCTATTTGTAATATCGATTTGACCGTGGACGGTACGGCGTAATTAGCCGAGATAGTTGTATATCCGTTAGTGGTTAGGTATTGCGTACGGTGGTCAGTATCGGCGTAGCAGACTCGCCCGGCTTTATCCTCGTAAATCTGGCCTTGTGCGCTTTGTGCTATTTGAGCGCATAAGTTATAGCTGCTAGTCGGTTCAGCGGATCGAGCGATCATCTCGTAAAGGCCCGGCTGATCGATCTCGCCTAGCCCTACGTTTTCTGCAGTAGCCCACGTAGTCGTAGGGTCGTAATCTACCCACTCAAGCGCCGGGGCCACCTCAAACCACGAGTTAATAAGTAGCTCGTTCAGTACGTCATAGATTTGGTCTCCGTCGGTATCCTTAGCCAAGGCATCAGGAAAAAGAGCCTTAGTAAGCTTAGATAAAGAGCCTACGGCCAATATATTACCGATCGTTATAAACCCGGTTTCCTCAGGCGAGCGCACCGAAATACCAAAATCGGATACTTGGCCGCCGAACATAGGCACGTATACGCCCGAGCTATTTTTAAGCTCTAGTACTAAAGCATCGGTTACATCGATATCAAAAGCTGAGTTATCAAGGTTTACGATCTCCATACGAGCGTAGCCTGCGTTACATTGTAAATCTATATCATCGCGGCCAGTGGCCATATTTACGGATAGGACGTTATCGTAAATTGTAGTGCCTACCGTAATTCTCCACTCCGGTAGCCAACTACTCATAATACCTACCTGAGCCTCGGTTTACTGAGGTGCCTCGATATGTAGACTGATTAAGTACATCCTCGACAGCTCTAGCTATAGCCTCAGGATCACCTATACCGGCTTGTATAGTTACATTTGTGCCGGCGCCCATATATTTATACATAGGATCATAGGTAAAATTACTTGGAGTAGGCTCGAGTTTAGGAGCCTCTGTAAGGGTTGGAGCAAAAGGCCCCATAGTTGTAGACGGTGGAGTAGTCAGGTAAGGCGTAAAGTTAGGTATATATTCTCTAGCCGGGGCACCTGATCCAATACCACCTAAAGCGGCTGCATACTCTTTAAGGGCTTTTAATCGAGCATCATCGGCCAAGGCTTGAGCCTTAGCTACTCGATCGATCATAGATAGCTCGGCAGACTCAAGTAATAGGCTATTTGTCTTAGCTGCGTTATAAGTATTACTTAGAGAGGCTAGGCGAGCGATTTCGGTTAGCTGAATCTGTACTCGCTCGCTGTAAGCCTCTTTAGCCATTAGGGAGCCTGCAGCCGTTATAGCAGCGTTATATTTCTTAAACGCCTCCTCGCGTGCTAGCTCTTTATTACCCTCGGCCATCTTGCTATCGTTGATAACTTTTAGCTCTGTTAGCAGCTGTTTATTTAGGGACTCAATAGTAGCGTTGCTAATTGTCTCTACACCGGCTAGGCGCTGTAGGTCTGCGTTTTTCTGAAACTTGGCAAGTTCGCCTATTTTCTTAAGAGCTTCATCGCCTTTATCCTCCTCGATAAGCATAAGAGCCTCGAGGCGTAGCTTTGTCTCCTTGTCGTAGGTAGCCTGTAGGGCTGCAGCTAGTGAGATCCGGGTACTATCAAAAGCGGCAGCGGCCTTAGATAACGATATTTTATTTTTCTCTGCTCGAGCTGCTTTATCTCTTTCAGCTGCTAATCTCTTGGCATTTGCTAAGGCTTTAGCCTCGGCATCTGCTCTTTGTTTAGCTAACTTAGCCTCAGCTATGGAATCTTGGCCACCCTCAAAAAAGCGCCGTGCTCGAGGTCTAGGTTTATCCATAAAGCCGGTTGGATCACCTGCAAAAATTAAATCTGCGAAAGGCTGAGTAGCGTTAATAAACTTCTCTAATACGTTAGCGCCATAGCTAAAGGCATCGAAAACATCTTTACCCCACGAGCTCATCTCGACTAATGCGGCGCGAGTATTTTCGGCAAGTTTAACCATATCGTCGGATAACTCCTCGACGGAGGTATTACCGGATAAAATTAAAAGTGAATCGATAAGGCCTTGGCCTATGATCTCCTGAGCATTATCGGCGGCTTCACCTAATACGCGCATCTTGCCGGCGTAGGTATCTAGCTCGGCTTCAGCTGAGCCCTTAAACTTTGTAGTAAGTAAAGTAATCGCATCCTCAAACTTAAGGGTCTTTAGCTCGGCTTTTGTAAGCCCTAAATTATATTTAGTTAAACCTTTATTATTACCTACGTAAGCATTTGCTAAATCTTGGTTTACGGTTAAAAGATCCTCGC